GTTGTGATAGTGCTTTTTGAAGAGCATCATAAAATCTACCAAACCACTCGTTAATCTGTACATCTAATTGTACACTATACCAGATTGCCGCAAGAATAGTAAATGTACCTAAAGTACTCCACCATCTCCAGCGACTATCATAGAAAAAACGAAACATACTATTCCTTTATAATGATATATCATCTGTAATAAAATCCAATTCTGTTATAACAAGGAGAATATTTGTAATTGAATTCAGAAGTATTGATATTGTGATTTTTGTCAAACACTGGAATCATTTCTTTTGTAGTTTCATAATTCATTTCAACCCAATCAGTATTTAATCTTAAATGAATTTCAATAATTTTACCATCAATCATCTCTAAGTTTGTATATTTATACTTTCCAAAAAGATGTTTTAAAACATTTGGAAATTCTATCTTATCATCAGTTCTTACCCACTTGTCCCATTTCCAAATCGGATTTTTCTTATTCCTTAGACCTTCTACACATAATATTTGTTTTCCATCTTCATAGTCTACACTCAGATGTCTTCCTTTAAAAACCTCACACCAAAAATAACCATCAGGAATACAATCATCAGTATCACCTTCTAATTCTGTAAAAAATGCACCTCTTCCCATAGACATTAAATTTACACAAGGTCTCACAATGTAAATATCTTTTTTTGGAACAGGCACACCATGTGGTCCACAAATATAACCAAGTTTTCTAGCCAGTATTAATTTATCAAATATCCATAAATCTCTTTCATCACATTTTAACCAAGTTTGATCATCATCTTTATAATTATTTTCAATCGTATACATGTATTAATTATAAAAAAATATTAATTTTTTTTACGAACCATATCTATCATCCAAATTTGTTAATGAATCATAATGACATTCTATCAATGGATATACTGTATTTTCTACATCAATCATTAGTTTTTCTAAAATTAGTGGATTAAAAATAGCTATAGAAATAATCATACCTAACGCTATATACATTAATTTACTTAACATAAATCCTCTTTGTTTAAATTACCAAAATTATATTTACAATGCAAAATTTGGTAAGTTTTTTGATTCATCCATTAAGATAAAAATGATGACATTCATGTCTATCATAAACGTGTCAATAAATTCAGGAAATAATATTGATATGTATATTAAAGTGTTGACTAGATAGAATATTTGATCTGAAGATAACATTGAATAGTTTTAAAAAAGAGCGGAATCAATCCGCTCTTATATTAGCTTATTCGCTTGCTAACTTTTCAAAGAAAGAAAGCTCATCATCTTCTTCTGCAACTGGAGGAGTTACACGGTTTGATTTAGCAACAAATGCTGGTGTTTTTTTAGCCTTTGGTGTTTCTTCATCATTCTCTGTGCTATCATCAGCATTTGAATTTTGAGATGTCTTTGAAGTACCCATAGTTACAGCATCTAACCTTTTCTTCAAATCATCAAAAGATTTGTAATAATCTTCTGATTTAAATTCTGCCAATGAATGCTGAGAACGCCAAATGGATTCCATCTCATCATCAGAATCGGCTAATTGTGTTGGTGTATCAAATGAAGATTTATCATAAGTGATATAACCTTTTTCTCTACGCATTCTTAATCTAAAATTACATCCTTCTAGAAAATCAAACACATAGACTGGCTCCTCTGGTTTCATATCATCAAATTCTGGAGCGGGTGGATTGATTTTTTCTTGAATGAATTCAAAGATTTTAGGACCATATTGAAACAAGAAAACTTTACCTTCATTAGCTGGATTTGCACCATCTTGAACAACAAGAATATTTGAAACGTATTTGATTTTTCGTTTTCTCATTCTTGCAAGGTCTTCATTTTCTGAGCCACCTTGACTCCACAAATCATTGTTTGCTTGGCAAACTGGACAATCTTTACCTACACTTGTTGGACAATTATCAATTAACCATCCATGTGGTCCTTTGAATTCATGTCTAAAATATTTTACAAATTCATCTTCTTCATTTGGTGGTGGAGGAAGAAAACGAATAATAGCTGAACCAACTCCATCTTTTGCTTCTAATCGCCAAAAACGTGTATCATCATATGATGATGCCTTTGCTTCTTTTTCAAGTTTTGCTTGCATCGAAGAAAGTCTGCTTGTTCTTGATTTTAGTGCTGTTTTAAAATCCATAATCAATCCTCTTATGAGAATGTTAATAAAAATAGTTTGCACACGTACACTAACATGATATCACATTCATAAAATAATGTCAAGTACAAAATACACTTTTAATAATTTTTTTAAGATTATCAGAATCTTGATTTTTCAAGAAAGCTCTCATTTTAAATAATCTCTTATTCAAAATAGGATAATAAATTTTTTCGGTAATATGTTTTTCCAGTTTGTCAAAAAATTCCAAAACTTGATTTAAATACAATATTGTTTGTGGTGATACTTGACTTTTAACAATAAATTTAAATATCATCGGTAATGTATTTTCTTCAACTGAAAACATATCATTAAATTTATAATCTTTTTTTTCTAAATAAGATTTCAATTCTTCTAACTCTCTTTCAAAAAAATACTTTGGTGCTTTTTGATAGCTCATCCAATATTTCCATAACGAATAATAATCATCCGTCAAAAAAAGTTCTATCTTCATTTTCGGATTATGAAATAATCCTGGTATAAAAAAATCTGGAAAATCTGTTTTGTATTTTCCTTTTGCTATGATCGCATATGGCACAATGTCATTGAAATTGTGTTTTTTTACCTTACCATTATACTTATGATAGTGATAGTTTTTACTACTAAAATGTAACTTGATTGCTTGGTAACTTTCTTTTACTTCTTCTGGTGTTACCAAAGATGTTTGGAAACTTCCTCGTTTTAGGTAAGAAATTGAGTTGTTCAAATTCCTCTCTCAGGTCGGATTTAAGTTTACCGGAAATAAATGGAGCAACTGTTTCATACTCCATAGTTCTTTCATCACAAAATTGAATTATAGTTTCAATTAAACTTTGATTTGTTTTTTTCTGCAAAACATAAATTTTCTTCTGGAAACTTTCAATAGTTTCAAACATTTATTTACTCTCCGTGGTGTTATTATCTCGTATAGAATTTTCATAATATTTTATTAATTCCATTTGTTGTAAAATATATCTACGTATTTCAGCAACATTTAGTGATAGATTCTCATAGTCTTTCACTTCAATTGCAAAAAATACCCACTCTGGACCCTGTTCTTTTTTTAGCTTCTCATCAAAAGCATCAATAGTTTCGGGCGTTATCACATACCAAGTGATATCTTTACTCAAGCTCAATCCTTTTGGTCTTGCTTGAATAGGAATATTTTTCTCAATCACCTTCGTTTTAATAATAACTTCAGGCTCTTTTTGTATTGTCGGTTCTTTACTACTACAATTATATAATAAACTAGCTGGAACTAGAAGAAGTAATTTCTTCCAATTCTTTAAAAATCTTTGAAGTGGCATCATTTACTCTTTTTTCAATGAGACCTGGTTTTTTAGAAGATAGTTTTGTGAGGTTATGATCATTTAACTTTCTCTGTAAGTCAGTATTATACTCTTCGGCTTTTTGTAAAGATTTTTGAAGTTTCATGGTTTCATTTTGTATTTTAATATTTTGTTGTGTTAAAATATTAATCGCAACTTCATTATCCTTTAAACTTTCTTTATAACGAATAGCCTCAGTGGTTTTTACTTCAAGTTCATTTTTCAGTTCCATATAATGATTATATGCATAATATATACCACCAAAAATACTTACAAGTAGAGTAATTAGTGCGTATAATTTAATTAGCATTTGAATCTACCCTGTCGGTTTAATTCTAGAAAATCATAATCTTTTGTATTGAAATCAAGTAGTCCATAAATCCAAGCATGGTCTAACTTATTATTTATCCAGATTGGATACAGAAATCTTTTATATAAATCACTATCTGTATCTGAAAATCCTTCTAAGTAATCTAAAGAAGCCCAAGTATGATAATCATATATTTCATATACTTCCCCATAAACACTTCTTTCTGGTTTAAAATTGTTTATCTTTTTTGAACAGTTTATATAATTATCTACATCAGTTTTATAATCAGATGTTCCATAGCCACAAATAAATTCTTTTTGGCCAGGAACAAAAAAAGGTATATTGTTTTCATAGATATAACCATCCGTCACAGCACCAGAAATAAAATGACAATTTTTAATTAGTTCATGATTACTACATCCTTTTTTTAGAGTACCGTATATGAAATAAAGCATTTAATAAGTAATATTTTTTTCTTTATGTTGAAAGTGTGGAAAAGAAAATAAATCGGAAACTTTTAAACAAAAGGCAATCAACAACCAACAAACCACAAGTAGCAAAATGTCTCATAACCTCGTAGCAAACTACAATGTTATTTATCCGAGGAGCAAAAGACGTTCAGTAGTTTGGCGATCAACCAGTTGGATTTGATGTTTCTTACTTCATTCTCCTTTCCACTACAGACAAGTCAGAGCAGGTCTTCTGTTTCCAGAACCGTTACCTCCTTGTCCGATAAACTTATCTCTGTCGAAATGTTAAGTTCCAACAAAGAATCGTTTATTTTACGGAGTTGCTTTTTAAGCACACTCATCTCTTTGCGGTATTCCGCTAATTCTTCTCTAGTGACTAGAATACTACTCACACCCGAACCTCTGACTAGAATACTACTCACAGCCGAACCTCGGCGTGAGAAATAATTTTCTCTATCTTCGCTTTTCTTTTCAAGTTGTTCTAATTTAGAAACAATTTCATCAGCACTATAATACTTTTCACCTTTGCATTTATCCAAGATTGCCTCAAGCCAATGCATATCGGCATTAATACGGCGTTCTTCTGTCAATAATTTGGACACACCACTGGCTACGTTTGCTTGTCCTACCTTATCACGCATTGAATACAACACGGCATTCAGAGTTTGTTTGCGCAAAAGATTTGTTTTCCACTCTTGAGTTTTTTCTGCCATCTCTTCAACAACACGTTCTTTGTCTTCAAAGACCTCATATGGAGACACTTCGATTTCACGCAAGGCTGAAGAGATTTCTGACTGAATGGCTGCGGCTTTTCTTAAATTAACTTGCATAATAATCTCCTTTGTGTGTGTTTAATTCTTGGTGCGGCTGGCCGGAATTGAACCGGCACGATATTTCTATCGCAAGATTTTAAGTCTTGTGTGTCTACCAGTTCCACCACAGCCGCAAAATCATTCATTTATAATACTATATCAAAAACTAAATCAATTGTCAAGCTTTTTTTTATAAATTTTTCTATTTTTTTTCAAAAACTTTTTCTTTTTCTCATCATCAA